TGGAGAAAGCTGTAAGTACTGCTGCTAAGTTCCAATTGTTTGAATTCAACGATGAGTTTACACGTGCGCAGTTCCGTAACTTGGTCGAACCATTCTTGCGTGATATTAAAGGACGTCGTGGTATTACCGACTTCGCTGTTATTTGTGACTCTACAAATAATACTGGCGCAGTTGTTGATTCTAACCGTTTCGTTGCTGATATCTACATCAAGCCTGCTCGGTCTATCAACTTTATTACTTTGAACTTTGTCGCTACACGTACCGGCGTTGAATTCTCAGAAATCATTGGTCAGTAAGGAGATTACAACATGGCTATTTTAGGAGTAGACGACTTTAAAGCTAAGTTGACTGGCGGTGGCGCTAGGTCTAACTTGTTTAAAGCAACCCTTAACTTTCCAGCCTACGCTGGTGGAAACGTTGAGATGGCATCTTTCATGTGTAAAGCTGCCCAACTACCATCATCAATAATTGCACCTATCACCATCCCGTTCCGTGGACGTCAATTGCAAATCGCAGGCGATCGTACATTTGAACCTTGGTCAGTAACAATTATCAACGACGTTAAAATGGAAACGCGTAATGCTTTCGAACGTTGGATGAATGGTATCAACCAACATAACGCAAACACTGGTTTAGTTAACCCAGTTGATTACCAAGCCGATATGATTATCGAGCAATTGGATAAAGCTGGCGAAACAGTAAAGCGTTATGACTTCCGTGGAACTTTCCCTACTAACATCTCTGCAATCGATGTATCATATGATTCAGAGAACGTTATTGAGGAATTCACTGTTGAACTTCAAGTTCAGTATTGGGAATCGGAAACTACTACGTAATTTAAACACGTATAAATAAGTTGATCAGGGGGGAGAAGTTCTCTCCCCTAATATATTAATGAAGAAAAGAGTGGAAGATTATGGCAGACGAAGGTATCAATCTGTTTGGTTTTGAAATCAAACGTAAAGATCAAGAAAAAGAAGACCGGAAACGGGCATCTTTCGTTGCTCCTATGGATGAAGACGCAGGTGTTGGTAATGTAATCAACGCAGGTGGACACTATGGGCAGTACGTTGACATTAATGGCGATTCAGCCAAGAATGAAAAAGAACTGATTTTAAAATATCGTGAGATATCACAGCAGCCAGAATGTGATGCTGCAGTTGAAGATATCGTTAGTGAGGCCATCGTGTCTGACGAAGAGTCTGCTCCTGTATCTTTGCTTATGGATGACTTGGATCAACCTGATCGTATTAAGAAAATGATCACTACTGAGTTTGAGACTGTTGTTTCATTGCTCAATATGAATTGGTATGGCCATGAGATTTTCCGTCGTTGGTATGTTGATGGTCGTTTGTACTATCATAAAATCATTGATGAAGCAAACCCTAAAGGCGGTTTGTTAGAAATTCGTCCAATCGACTCTACACGTATTCGTAAAGTACGTGAACTTAAAAAAGAAAAAGATCCAAAGACTGGTGCTGAACTTATCATTAGTGCAAAAGAGTATTTTGTATATCAAGATGAGAAGTTAGGTAGTAAAGGCCAAGGTCTAAAGATCGCCAAAGATTCCGTTTGTTACGTCACGTCTGGCTTGCTAGATCCGTCACGTAAGAAAATCCTATCATACTTGCAGAAAGCATTGAAGCCTGTTAACCAGCTTCGTATGATGGAAGACTCATTAGTTATTTACCGCTTGTCACGTGCACCTGAACGTCGTATATTCTATATCGATGTTGGTAACTTGCCAAAGGGTAAAGCTGAAGAATACCTACGAAACATCATGAATAAATACCGTAACAAAATGGTATATGATGCATCTACTGGTGAGATGAAAGATGACAAGAAGCATATGTCAATGCTTGAAGACTTTTGGTTGCCACGTCGTGAAGGCGGCCGAGGCACTGAGATCTCTACTCTACCAGGTGGTGAAAACCTAGGACAAATTGACGATATTGTATACTTCCAAAAGAAGCTATATAAGTCATTGAATGTACCGGTAAGCCGATTAGAATCTGAATCAACATTCTCACTTGGACGCTCTACTGAGATTACGCGTGACGAATTGAAATTCCAGAAGTTCATTAGTCGCTTGCGTAAGAAGTTCTCTGAGTTGTTTATTGATCTACTTAAGACTCAGTTGATCCTAAAGGGTATTGTAACAGAAGAAGAATGGAATGATATTAAGCAAGATATTGCTGTTGACTTCCTACAAGATACACACTTTGCTGAGCTTAAAAATGCAGAGTTACTACGTGAGAGATTAGCTACTCTACGTGAAGTTGATGAATATGTTGGTCGTTACTATTCAGTTGAATGGGTACGTAAGAATATTCTGATGCAAACAGAAGAAGATATCGAAAATATCATTAAACAAATTGATGATGAAGGTATGAATGAGCCAGATCCTGATCTAGATGCCTAAATTCTAGATCGTATAAATATTGTGAAGAGGTAACAATGACTGACGTAAATGATTTAATTAACGCATTAAAAGGCGATAGCATGAATGATGCTAAGAACGTCTTTTCAACAGTAATGCAAGACAAGATGTCCGCCGCTCTTGATGATCGAAAGATCTCATTAGCACAAGGAATGGATGGTACTTCGCAGCAAGTAGAGGAACTCGACAATGATGAAGTTTCAGGAATTTCGCACTCAGGATAACTTGAGTGAAGCTGCGAAAGTAGTTAAGACGTTCAAAGTCGGTGCAGGTAAATACACCGCTGAGATTAAGAAGAATGGTTCTAAGTTTGTGGCTTCTATTGATGGCCAAGCTTTGGATACATTTAAGAACGAAAAAGAGGCTGAAAACGCCATTAAAGATTTTACTAAGTTGATGGGAAAATAGCAGATGGAAGTTAAACCAATTACAGCTGAGATTGCAGCACCGACTACAACAGGCACTGCTACTACGGTATCAGATGGTGTTAATATTCGTGTTATAAATACAACCACTGCAGTGCATCTTGTTACAATCGTTGTAGCTGCTGGTGGAGCAGTAGTTGGTAGCCTAAGTGTTATGCCTGATGAACATGTTATCATTAGAAAGAATAAGACTGAAGCACTATTTGCTGCTAATGCTGGTGTTAAAATGACAGCATTACAAGTACCAAGGGGCTAATAAATAAAATGAAACTAATTACAGAACATCTAGATGAACCGTTAGTTTATATGACGGAAGCCAATGATAATGGTGAGAAATCAGCTATCATTGAAGGCATCTTTATGCAAGCCGAAGGTAAGAACCGCAATGGTCGGATCTACCCAAAAGCAATTTTAGAAAAAGCAGTGGACAAGTATGTCACTGATCAGGTTTCCAAAGGTCGGGCAGTCGGTGAGTTAAATCATCCTGATGGCCCTACTGTTAATTTGGATAAAGTATCTCATCGTATTACCGAACTCAAATGGGACGGTAATAATGTGATGGGTAAAGCACTAATTTTGAATACTCCTATGGGTCAAATTGTGAAAGGTTTGATGGAAGGTGGTGTTCAGCTTGGTGTTTCAAGTCGTGGTATGGGTAGTCTTGTACGCCGTAACGGTGTCAATATGGTTGGTGAGGATTTTATCCTAGCTACTGTAGACATTGTTCAAGATCCTTCTGCTCCTGAAGCCTTTGTAAATGGCATCATGGAGGGAGTAGATTGGATTTGGGAAAACGGTATTTTAAAAGTACAAGAAATTGAACAGTACGAGACTGAGATCAAAGAAGCCAAGTCTGCAGACATGAGTAATGTCCAGATGAAAGTATTCAAAGATTTCCTCTCAAAACTTTAACTCAATAGGAGTAATAATAGAATGTCTGATATTAATAATATCGAAGACGTTGTTGTTGAACAACTCCAAGATGAGACCATTGAAACTGTTAAGGTTATTGATGGGGATCAACTTGGTGAAGCGGCTGTAGCTGCTGAAGTCGACGGAGAAAAGGCAGCCGCTGAAGTTGGCGCAGAAATTAAAAAATCTGCACCTGCACAAGCTACTGCGCCGAAGACCAAAGCTGGTATGGTTAATGCAATGTATAACAAATTGTCTAAGATGAAAAAAGAAGAGCTATCTGCTGCATATAAGTCTATGCATACAGAAAGTGTAGATGACGCAGGCACGGAAGCGCTTGATGAATCTAACTTCGATGAAGATTTGAATGCATTGGTTGATACTGAAGCAACACTATCTGAAGGATTCAAAGGTAAAGCAGCAATCATTTTTGAAGCAGCCTTGAAATCTAAACTGTCTGAAAGCGTTGAACGCCTTGAGTCACAGTATCAGGAAGAGTTGTCTGAAGAAACTACACGTATTCAAACAGATCTCGTAGAAAAAGTTGACGGCTACCTCAACTACGTCGTAGAAAACTGGATGGAAGAAAATAAACTTGCAGTAGAAAACGGTCTTCGTACCGAAATTGCTGAAAGCTTTATGACTGCATTGCAAAGTGTGTTCACTGAACATTACATTGCGGTACCTGATGGAAAAGCTGATCTTGTTGACGATCTCGCCAGCAAAGTTGACTCTCTTGAAGAAGCAGTAAATGTTTCAGAGAATCGTAACGTTGAACTAAGTGAAGAAGTTAAAGAACTTACTCGCTTGTCAATTGTACGTGAATCGTCTACCGGTTTAAGTGAAACACAAGCTGAAAAGCTTAAGTCTTTAGTTGAAGATGTAACTTATGATTCTGCTACAGCGTTTACCGCTAAAGTAGATACAATCAAAGAAACATATTTTAAAGATGCTAAAGTTGAAACCCTAAGTGAGGAAGCTAATCTTATCACTGAAGACGCAGATGCAGTTGCACCTATGTCTCCTATGATGGAAAAGTACCTTGCAGCCCTTAAAAAGACCTAATAAATAATTTTACTTTGGAGTAAATAAAAAATGTTTAATGCAGACCAACTACAGGCCAAGTGGGCTCCTATCATGGAAGCTACTGAAGCGCCTGCTTTTAAAGACAAGCACCGTGCAGCTGTAACAGCTGTAATGCTTGAAAACACCGAAGCTGCTCTTGCTGAGCAACGCGGACACTCTAACTTCTCTTTGACCGAAGCTGCACCTGCTAACGCAACTGGTGCTGGTGTTGATAACTGGGATCCTATCTTGATCTCCTTGGTACGTCGTGCCATGCCTAACCTAATGGCTTATGACATTGCTGGTGTTCAGCCAATGACTGGTCCTACTGGTTTGATCTTCGCTATGAAGTCTAACTATAGCACACAAGCTGGTACTGAAGCTTTGCATAACGAAGCTGATACCTCTTTCTCTGGTACTGGTACACACGGTGGTTCAGCAGACTCTTTGGGTTCAGCTGGAACAGATACTACCCCTGCTGATACTGTTGAAGATACATTCAACATCGGTCTTGGTATGACTACTGCTGCTGCTGAAGCTCTTGGCGATGCTGCTGGCAACCCATTCCCTGAAATGGCATTCTCAATCGAAAAAGCTACAGTGACTGCAAAGTCTCGTGCTTTGAAAGCTGAGTACACCATGGAATTGGCACAAGACCTTAAGGCTGTTCACGGTCTTGACGCTGAAGCTGAACTTGCACAAATCCTTTCTGCAGAAATTCTTGCTGAAATGAACCGTGAAGTTATCCGTACTGTAAACGTTAAAGCTAAGCTTGGCGCACAACAGACTGACCTAACTACTGCTGGCATCTTCGACTTGAATACTGATGCTGATGGTCGCTGGTCTGTTGAGAAGTACAAAGGTTTGTTGGTACAAATCCAACGTGAAGCTAACCAAATTGCTAAAGACACACGTCGCGGCAAGGGTAACTTCATCGTATGTTCTTCTGATGTTGCTGCTGCTCTTTCTGCTTCTGGTGTACTTGATTACGCTCCAGCTCTTGCACAGAATGGCAACTTGAATGTTGACGACACTGGTACTACTTTTGCTGGTACTCTTGCTGGTGGCATGAAAGTATATATCGATCCATACGCAACTGTTAACTACGTTAACGTTGGCTACAAAGGTCAGAACGCATATGACGCTGGTATCTTCTACTGCCCATATGTTCCGTTGACTATGGTTCGTGCTGTTGGTGAGAATTCTTTCCAACCTAAGATCGGCTTCAAGACTCGTTACGGCATGGTTGCTAACCCATTCGTTGGAACAACTGCTTCTAACGACACTGGCGCTAACCGTGGTAACCAGTACTACCGCATCTTCGAAGTGAGGAACATCCTTGGTGAGTAATCACTAAAGATAGTAATACTTAAAAGGGGCCTTCGGGTCCCTTTTTTTTCGTTATAAATAAAGGTATAACGCACGGAGACTTATACATGCCATATACTACTAACATTAATTTTGCTGAACAGGCCACATCAACATTGGTTAAGAACTTGTCGTATGTGACACCTTCTTCTTTTCGGCTTGTTATAGACTCACAAAAATATCCTAATGCAGAGTATATGATACAAACTGTTGCATTGCCTGATATGAGTGTAACACCTGCAACTCTTAATACCCCTCAACGAAATATTGGATTTCTTCCTGATAAGATTGAATACTCTGATATGGATTTAACCTTTCTTGTAGATGAAGATATGACAAACTATAAAGAGATCCATGATTGGATGCTTGGTTTGGTTACTGAATCAGATGAAGGTGTACGTAAGGCTAGGGATATTACACTACAAGTAATGAACAGTCATAACAATGTGACTAATGAAATTACGTTTGTATCAGCATTCCCAGTTAACCTAAGCTCACTACCGTTTGATGCCACTACAACTGATGTAGAGTATCTTACTGCTAACGTGACGTTCCATTATTCCTATTTTAAATTCAAATAAATAGACTTATATTAACACCCTTTACTATGGAAGTACATTATGAATATTGAAACTATACTTGAAATGTGGAAAAAGGATTCTCTAATTGATGAGCTTCGTCTAGATGAAGCCTCAAGAGATTCTGCTAAACTTCACTCTAAATATCTAGAACTCCTTACCGTTAACAAACTCCAATTAAAACGACGCGAACTTGAGTTCCAGGTTTTGCTTAAAAATAAGTGGCTATGGTATAATGGTAAGATGACTAAAGATGCAATCGATGAACTCGGTTGGGAATATGATGCTTTAAATGGTCTTAAAATTCTTAAAGGTGAGATGTCATATTACTATGATGCTGATCCTCACATCCAAGCTGCGCAGACGCGTTTAGCATATCTCAAAACATTACTAGAAACGCTCGAAGAAATCATGGCTAATATCCGTTGGAGACATTCGAATATTAAGAACATGATAGATTGGCGTCGATTTGAATCAGGTGCGTAATGGACATTATTAAAGTTCGTAAAAAGAATCATTCTATGTTAGAGGTACGTACTGATCCTGGCATTGCCAATGAGATCACAGACTTCTTTACATTTTTTGTTCCTGGCTACAAGTTTATGCCAGCATATCGTAACAAGATATGGGATGGAAAAGTTAGACTGTTTGATGTACGTACTGGAGAACTACCAGGTGGGTTGTATTCATACCTAGAAGAATTTGCGGAAACTCCTGGCCGTGATTATGCAATTGAGGTTGCACATGACAACTACTATGGCGTTCCGGATGCAGATACTGTTCCTGACATGTCATGGATTAAAGATTTAATTATCACTACTAAGGGTCAACAGATCCTTCCACATGATTATCAGCTACAGGCAATTGAGCATGGATTACGTAAAAAGCGTGCATTGCTTATATCACCTACAGCATCAGGTAAGTCTCTTATCATATATAGTCTTATACGATGGTATCTTGCTAACAACGATAAGAGAGTATTAATCATTGTACCTACGACATCATTGGTACAACAGATGTATTCTGACTTTGATGACTATAGCCAATTCGATGATGGCTTTAGTGCTAAGGATGAATGCCATAGAATATACGCTGGTCGTCCTAAGTTTGCAAACAGTGAGCGAGTAATCATATCCACATGGCAGTCAATATATAAGCTCAGTGGTGAGTGGTTTGAGCAGTTTGGTGCGGTGTTTGGTGATGAGGCACACAACTTTAAAGCTAAGTCTTTGACATCTATTTTAACTAAGATGCGTGAAGCGGAATATAGATTTGGTACAACAGGAACACTAGATGGTACACAGACACACAAGCTTGTACTAGAAGGACACTTTGGTCGTGCACACTATGTGACTACTACTAAAACCCTTATGGACAGTGGAGCTATTGCAGATCTAGACATATCGGTTATACTACTTAAGTACAAAGATGAACATTGTAAGCTAATAAATAAAGCTAAGTACCCTGAAGAGATGGATTTCATTGTTAGACATCACCCTAGGAATGTATTCATTAAGAACCTTGCTTTAGATCAAGAGGGTAATTCCTTAGTATTGTTTCAATATGTAGAGAAGCATGGTAAACCTTTGTATGATCTTATTAAGGCTGGTGCTCATGCTAAACGTAAGATCTTTTATGTGTCAGGTGAGACTGGTGTTGATACTAGGGAAGAGATACGTAAGATCACTGAGACACAAAAGAATGCTATTATTGTTGCAAGTCTAGGTACATTCTCTACTGGTATCAATATTAAGAACCTACATAATATCATATTTGCATCACCATCTAAGTCTCAGATTAAGATTCTACAATCAATTGGTCGTGGTCTAAGAAAGTCTGATGATGGATCTACTACTAAACTTTACGATATTGCTGATGATTTGCATTGGCGTAAGAATAAAAACTATACACTGAACCATGCGGCAGAACGTATTAAGATATATTCCCGTGAGAAATTCCAATTTAAAATATATGAGGTACAACTGAATGACTAATAAATCTACAATAATTGAGAACTTTGATATTAAGCACTTTAAGCTAGTATCTGGTGAGGAAATCCTTGCTATTGTTAATACCGTATATTCTACATATCTTACATTAGAAATGCCTTTGCTTCTTAATATTATGGCTTCAACGGCTGATAGGGAATCATACTACTTTTCTGAATGGATGCCATTGTCTGAAGATGATCTAACCACAGTGTATATAAATAACATTGTAGCACAGGTTAATATTACAGATGATGCTAAAGAGCATTACATTAGAACATGCTTAGCATTCAAAGATAGAAGTGAAGAAGGTGAATATGTTGACTCAGATGATGATCATTTTGATATGGAAGATATGGACCAACCTAATGGTACCATGCATTAATATACACCTCCACTCTCAGCAGGATACTCTCTTATTATAACACACTTCTCTACCTTTGTACACCTTTATTTTCAATAAAGCTAAAATAAATTATTATTAAATAACTGTGTACTTTTCCTACGAATCATGTTATAATAGTTCTAACATGGTAACATATACTAGGAGTATATAATGACTAAAATCAAACCTAAGGACAAACCACATTACGTTAACAACCGTGAATTCTCATTGACTGTTGTTGAGTATGTGAAACTAGTAAATGCAGCTGAAGCAAGTAATACTAAATTGCCTATTGTTCCAGACTATATTGCCCAATGCTTTCTTAAGATCTCTGAAGGTCTATCCCACAAGTCTAACTTCATCCGTTATACCTATCGTGAAGAGATGGTTATGGATGCAGTTGAGAACTGTCTAAAAGCTATTACCAATTACAATATTGAAACAGCTACTCGAACCGGCAATCCTAATGCTTTTGCATACTTCACTCAGATCTGCTATTATGCATTCCTACGTCGTATTGCCAAAGAGAAGAAACAACAGGATATTAAATTCCGTTGGATTGAAAAAGCTGGTCTTGAAGACTTTGTTACCTATGGTGAAGGTGACGTAGGAGATACTCATCACGCCGAACGTGCCTTTGTTGACACCTTGCGTGGACGTATTGATAAGATCAAAGAAACTGATACGCAAATTAAAGACTTTGCAAAGCAAGAGAAAGTAGAACGTAAAGTTAAAGGCCTTGAGCTTTTTATGGGAGAATGAAGTGAGAATTGCAATATTTGGATATGGTTTTGTAGGTAGTGCTTATAAGGCATTGTTAGATCCATCGTATGAATTGGCTGTAGTTGATCCACCTAAGGGTCTACCATTTGATGATGTCGCTAAAGGTGCTGAGTGTGTTGTTATTGCTATTCCTGCACCTACCACCGGCGATGGTGATGTTGATATCACTGACATACTTGCCATTGTAGATGGATATCCTGAATACGTTCCTATCTTGATTAAATCCTCATTGCCACCTTCAAAGGTCAGTGATCTACCAGTAAATGTAACGTATTCTCCAGAGTATCTTCGTGCAGCTAATGCAGTAGAAGATCTTTTTGATTCACGTTATATGGTATTCGGCGGAGGCCATACAAACTTCTGGGTTCAGGTTATGGCTGAGTGTCTTCCATGGATTGACATGGTTGAAACATCTGCTATTAATGCCTCCTTTATGAAGTATACTGTCAATAGCTTTCTTGCTCTTAAAGTGTCCTTTATGAATGAGATTGAAACTTTGCATAAGACTATGTCACCTGAAAGCCGGTGGATTGATCTAGCAGAGCTTCTTAAGTTAGATCCTAGACTTGGAACATCTCACTATAGCGTTCCAGGTGATGATGGCCAATATGGTTTCGGTGGGGCATGTTTCCCTAAAGATACTAAAGCATTTACTGCAATGGCCAATGAGAAAGAATCACCGCTTAAGCTTATTGAAACAGCGATTGATCTAAATAAAGTATGGAGAAATGATGATGCATAAAGTTCTAGTTACTGGTCATATTGGCTAT